CAGCCCTCCTCGCAGGCGTCGGCCCAGGCGATGGAGCGCTCCAGCTCCCTGTCGTGCTCATAGTCGACGGCGTACCACGACATCAGAGCACCCCCGCCAGGGCCGCGAGCACGACGCACAGGGCCCAAATGAAGATCACGAGGAGCGGGGCGGCGACGGCCCCGCAGAGGGCCGCTAGCACATACAACCGGAGGCTCATTTCAGCAGGCTCCTTTCGAGCGAGGCGACGAGCTCGAGCGCCTTCTCGAAGCCGTGGGCGCGGCCGACCCAGTAGAGGTCGTTCTCATTGTTGTCGGATTTCCCGATCATTCCCCGCGCCCCCGCGGCCCACTGCTCGAGGTTGTGCCGGATGGTCCGCAGGATGGTCGCGTTCGACACCCGGTCCCTGCGCTCCGCCATCTCGTCGAGGCTCGGCATGACGTACGGCGTGACATGGATTTCCCTGAGGGCGGCGTGCTCCGCGTCCGTGACGCCGCCCATTCTGGTGCAGATTCTCCGGGCATGCTGCACCATGTCGATTTTTTCCTCTTTCACTTCCGGACCTCCTTTCCGCACCTCTCCCCTTCCTCCCAAGGGGGCCGAAGCCCCCCAGGAAAAGGAGGGAGAAAGGGTATTCGGTTGCTCCGGCCTTATCCCGCCGATGCCCTGTGCCGCCGGGCGCAAGGCTCGAAAGCCCTGGTCTTATGGCCTCGGCCGGTTATTCGGGCCGCCTGTTTCAGGGGATCCGCCCGGCGATCTTCCGGGGTCACGGCCTCATCGGGCTGCCCGTGGACGGCCCGGCGATCCCTTCTGTCGGCGTCCCGCCCTCCCCGCTGTCCCGGCCCCTCCGGCCGTTGCTGCGCGGCCCCTGTGCCATCCGGCGTCGTCCGCACCGCTCACGAACCGGCGAGCGCGAAGGGGAGAAAGCGTCCTGTCTGGTGATAATATACACGGACAGATCTATTTCGTCAAGGCAAATTTTATTGACATATACAGATATGTTTGTGTATCCTTCTTTCAGATATATCGGGAGGTAATCAGCAAAGTCATGAAAAAGTGCGCCATCCGGAACAGGAATATCGACACCTGGGAGCTACGCAAGGAATGCAAAAAGCTTATGATCGATGTGGGCCTAGACAAGCTCGGGGCCCAGAAGATTCTCGCCGCCAAACTTGAGGCAAACCGCAATTCACTCTGCATGGCCCTTACCGGATACCGGACAGGCAAGAGCGCGGAGAGGCTCCTCCTCGCCCTGCGGGATTGCCTGCTCGCCATGAAGAATGCGGCATGAAAACCAACGTCTCGTCTGTCCGGTGGCCACTGAGTTCATAAGGGCATACATGGAGGTACTCCATGATTGACTTCATCCTCTCCCACCCTTGGAGCTGCTGCATGGCGTGGATCATCGCCTGTTTCTTCGGGGTCGCGTTCATCGCGGCAGGCACCGAAAGGGACGACGAGGCCCGCGCCGACTACCACCGGGACCGGGCGGCAGAGGAGCCCGTAGGCTGCGGGTGCCCTCAATGGTGCGAATTTTACATGGTCAGCATCGGGGCGCCCGGCTGCGGCGAGACATTCCCGCGGTGCGAGCTGATGCGGGATCTCAAGGGGACGATATGACACCGAACCTAATCATGTCGCTGGACATCGAGCCCATCACGCTGATGTGGAACGGCCAGGCCGTTTCTTTGCCGGGCACCTACGAGCTGGTGCCCGACGAAATGGTGAAGCACCTGCACAAGCGCGTCATGGCAATCGCGCTGCACGAGCGCAAGCGGATACCGTTCTGCGGGAAATTGGTCGGGCAGGCGCGCAACGGGAACGGCAAGGGGTCCGTCTGGTTGGTAGAGGACGACCGGGGGCAGTTAATTAAGAGTCAAAAGCCGGTAGTGGTGGAGGGAGCATGAGGTTAAAATTTTGGGACAGGAAGGCCCGCCTGATCGCAGCCCTTGCCAAGTTGACCGACGACGAGGCCGAGAAGATGGGGAGAATTCGAAGGGTGAAATGATGGACTTCACCTTTTGGGCTTGTGTCCTGTCCCTGCTGATCCTCTGGAGCCTGTGGAGGTGGAGAGAATGAGCGTCTACGCAATCGACCCTGGACCCGAGAAATCGGCAGGCGTGATCGTGACCGGCGGAATCATCCTGTCGCCCGAGATCCTGACCAACGAGCAAATGGTGCAGCGTGTCTACGAGAACCGGGCGCATTATCCTATCGCAATCGAGATGATCGCCAGTTACGGGATGCCTGTGGGCCGGGAGGTTTTCGAGACCTGCCTGTGGATAGGGCGGTTCATCCAGGCCGCGCAGCCTCACCCCGTCGCGCTCATCTACCGGAAGGACGTAAAGATGCACCTGTGCGGGTCCGTGAGGGCAAAAGACCCCAACATCCGGCAGGCACTACTGGACCGCTTCGGGAAAGAGGCCACGAAGGGCGTCAAGAAGGATATGTGGGCAGCCCTGGGCGTGGCCGTGACGCATTTGGAAGCTCACCCCGTTGCCCTCGGCGACTGCCCCGGCGGGCCGATCGAGCCGTGGTGCGAGGTCGAGGAGCCGGAGAAGGGGAATCGGATGTTCAAGTGCTTCGAGGGGAAGGAATGAGAATGTTCATTCTTTGCCTGTGCCGTGACTTTTTACTGCGCCTGCCATGGACGCACGGGCGCTCGCTCGCGGTTGACAGGCTGACGATGAAAATTGAGGGGCTAGGCCGACGGGCCGAAGAGCCCGGAGATCCCGGCCGGGCCTGCCCTCTTCAATCACCGGGAAGCCAGCGGGACGGCAATGAAAAACGAACTATTGGCAGCCGCTCTTAATTACGCGGAAAAACACAAATTCTCCGTTATCCCGCTCAAACCGGGCGAGAAGGTGCCCTATTTTAGCTGGGAGCCGTTTCAGTCCCGCATTGCCTCGCGTGCCGAGATCACCTCGTGGTGGAGCAACACGCCGCAGGCAAACGTCGGGATCGTCACCGGCAAGGTGAGCAATCTTTTCGTCGTCGATCTAGACAAGTACGCCGAGGGATACGACGAGGAAAAGACATCCGAGTATATTCCCGACAGTATTATTACCCCTGCCGTCAACACGCCACGCGGCGGCCAGCACCTCTACTTCGTCAATCCCGAGGGCGACATCACCATCAAGGCACGCATTCTTCCGGGTATCGACTATCGGGGGCAGGGGGGGTATGTCGTCGCCCCTCCATCGGTAAACGGGACTGGAAAGCCTTACGCATGGATTGACGGCATGGGATTGGAAATTCCCCTCTCTCATCTCCCTGATGCACTATCTAATCTTATATCTTTTAAGGGGGGGATTATAAGGGGGGGAAATTCGCCAAGTCGTCAAATGTCGTCATTGTCGTCAAATGTCGTCAATTATTTTGAGTCAGGACGGAGAGACGAAGACCTTTTTTCAACGGCAAACGCGCTCACAAAAGGCGGAATGCCGAAAGATATGATTGAACAAGTACTTGAAAGGCTTATTGTTTCTTGGGGAGAGGAAAACGACCCCAAGTGGGTGCGGGCAAAAGTGGAGTCCGCATTCAAGCGTGCCGAGCGTCGGGAAAGAAACCTGACGGCCGAGGTGAAGGAATGGATTTTGTCGTCATCTGGCGTCTTTTTGTCGTCAGATGTCGTCAAATGTCTTCATTTGTCGTCACGGGAGGAGCAGAAGCATTTGTCTACCGTTTTGCGCCGGCTAGTGACCGAAGGGCTGATTGAAAGGCATGGGGAACGCAATGGATGTTTCCGTATTCCGGAGGATCGTGCTGACGAGATTGACATCTGGTCTGCCAGCGTCAAGCCCCTCCCTGTGCGCTATCCCCTCGGAATCGAGCAATTCGTCAACACCTTCTCGAAGAACATCATCGTCGTGGCCGGATCGCCCGACGCCGGAAAGACCGCCTTCCTTCTCAACTTCGCCTTTCTGAACATGTACAAGCACAAGGTGCATTATTTCTCGTCCGAGATGGGGGCCGAGGAGCTACGCCAGCGCCTATTGAAATTCGGCGTAGACATCAACGAGTGGAAGCGCGTCACATGGAAGGAACGGGCCTCGAACTTTGCCGACGTGATCGAGCCGGAGGCCGTCAATATCATCGACTTCCTTGAGATCCACGACGAGTTCTACAAGGTCGGCGGGATCATCAAAACGATCTTCGACAGGCTCACGACCGGGATTGCCGTGATCGGCCTGCAGAAGCCGTCCGGCCGGGATGAGGGTCTCGGTGGCCAGCGAGGACTTGAGAAGCCACGCCTGTATCTGTCCATGGAGCCTGGCCGTTTGAAAATCGTCAAGGCAAAGAACTGGATTAACGACCAGATCAACCCCAACGGTCATTTTATCGAATGGAAACTCGGCGGTGGATGCAACTTCAAAGCGACAGGTCCGTGGAAGAAAGACGCTGTATAAAGGCATCTTCCAAAGCGGGACGTTCATCAAAATCCTTTACGCTTCGGCATTTAGCGCAAAGCAGGCCGAGGTGTTCATGTGCAGGAGGCTCGCGGATGAAATCGGAATCAGACCACAAGACGTTATCGGTTATTTCAGGGAACGTGGAACCTATGCAGTTGCCGCAGAGGATGTGCCGAGCGGAGATCCTGCGGCGGATGGAATTGAAGAAGCAACTCATCCAGATAACCCTCGAAGAAATTGTTGCGCTGGCCGCTGAGTTGAACGCATGACCGCCGAGCGGGGAATCTATGGAGGGGAGAATGACCGACGACATGCTCAACGGCTACTTTTCCCGCGAACTCTCCAGGACCCAGGGCGAGCTCTGGACCCTGGACAAAATTACACGAGGAGGTAGAACCGATGGACGACAAGAAGGACAAGAACCAGGAGCGCGTATTCATCGACCGCAAGATCGGGGACCACAACGAGAAGGGCGTCGAGGTTATATCGCGCCGGCCAAAATCTCCGGCTCAACATGACAAGGGGGCCGATGATTAAACGCGCAAACGGAGGAGGTTCGGAGGTATGGCAATCATGGCACAAATGCTCGAAGGATGGGATACCCTGGCGGAATTCATGGGCCTGTCGCGACGGACCGCGATCAAGATGAAACCGGAGCTCGAGGAGGCCGGCGTCCTGCTCTACAAGCGGAAAGGACGCGCCAGGCGCCGCGTCGCCTTTTCCTACGACGTCCTCATGCTCGCCTTCATGCGCGCAAAATTCAGCGAACGAAAGGAGACAACCTAAAAATATTTTGCACTCCGCACCAGTAAAAACGCCGTAACTATGCGAAATCATTAGATCGAAAAAATATTTTTTTTCACTCTCCAGATGCACTTCTCTGTTTCACCCCTGCGATGCACGGATACATTGCACTTTGCAGGGGTGATTTCTTTTTGATATCAAGTACTTAGCATGAACGGGAAAAGGGTCACGAAAGCCGCGATCGACAAGGCTCTCGCGGATCCCGTGACCGATGCTCTCTCAAAGCACGGGATCACGCTCGACGAGCTCGCCCGGCGCCTTCGCCAGGACCTGGACCGCAAGGAAACCAAGATCCTCAAGGTCAAGGGCGCCGTCTTTAATTGGGCCGAGTACCTGGAGCGCGAAGCCGCCAGGCTCAACGGCCAGGATCTCCCGGCGCCGGCCGGCGAGAAGGCTTACCGGATCCTGGCCTCGAGCTCGGACGAAACGGTTATCGCGATCGACGTCGACGCGATCTCGACCCAGGTCGAGGCCCGAGAGGATGCGCAGAAGCTGCTCGGGCTCTACAAGGAGCGCCTCGAGCTCTCGGGGCCGGGCGGCGGCCCGATCAACTACGACGAGATCCCGGCGGACGAGCGCGAGCTCCTCCTGGCCGTGACAAGGGACTATGAGCGACGCCTCAACGAGAAAAATGCAAAGCGCGGAAAGGCTGCCAGCAAAAAAGGCCGTAAAACGCGTTAGGATCGATTCAGAGCGCGTAAAGGCCGATGACCCGTGTCCACCACGGGGTAAATCAGAAATGGCCTCCAAACGCGCCAGGATCGTTCCAGAGCGGTTGATGGCCGTTGATGCCTGGTTTTGGACCCAGGCCTCAAGGATCATGCTCCAGAGCGGACCCTTTGCGCACGAGGCCCACGAGTACCTCGCGGGGCCGCTCCGCGACACGCACCCGCACCAGGTCGCCAAGAAGGGCTCGCAGATGGGATGGACCGAGAAGTCCGTCCTCAAGACCCTTCACGGCATGATTCACAAGCGGTATCGCCAGGGCGTCCTCCATCTTTTCCCGACCGCGGACGACGTCTCCGACTTCTCGAAGGCCCGGTTCAACACGCTGATCGACGAGAACCCGGAAACCATCGGCGCTTTCGTTCAGTCCACGGACGCGGCCAACATCAAGCGGATCAATTCTGCCATGCTCTACCTCCGAGGCGCCAGGGCAACCCAACGGATCCAGGGCCTCGCTTCGTCCTCGAGCAAGCTCAAGAGCATCCCGGTCGACCGGATCGTCGAGGACGAATACGACGAAATGGACCCGTCTATGGTTGCCCTGGCCACCGAGCGCGTCGCCCACTCCAAGATCAAGGAGATCGAAAAGCTCTCGACGCCGACGATCCCGGACTATGGCGTGGACGCTGACTATAAAAAATCCGACCAGATGGCCTGGGCGATCCTTTGCCGTTCCTGCAACACGCGGACCATCCTCGAGCTTGAATTCCCCAAATGCCTCTCTCGACGCCGTGACGGTTCCGCTTTCCGGTCGTGCGTCCGGTGCGGGGCCGAGATCTTCCCGCGCGACGGTGAATGGATCGCCCAGGCTCCCTCCGTCAAGGACCTCCGCGGCTACTGGATCTCGCAACTCAACTCGCTTTACGTCGACCCGACCGTGATCCTCAACGAGTACGAGCGGATCTCGGAGCTCACGCCCGGCGAGCGCCAGGTCTTTTACAACTCGAAGCTCGCGATGGCCTACGTCGACGCGGCCAACCGGATCAAGCCCTCGGATCTCTGGGCCTGTACGAGCGCGGACCCGATGGACACGCGCCATCCCGGGCCGGCCGCGATGGGCGTTGACGTCGGCGCCTGGCTCCATGTCGTCATCGGCTACAAGCCGGCCCCGGGCGTCGTCAAGGTCTGCTACGCCGGCCGACACAAGGATTGGCACGAATTGCGTGACCTGGGGATCCGCTTCAATGTCGATTGTTGCGTGATCGACATGGAGCCGGAACTACACAAAGCCCGGGAATTTCAGCGCGGCCAGGCCTTCCCGGTCTTTCTGTGCGATTACCAGGTACATCAGCGGGGCGATGCCCGGTGGAACCTGGACGACCGTAGCGTCGTCATCAACCGGACGGAGATCCTGGACCGGGTTCACACGGCCGCGACGACGGCAGGCCGCTTCATCCTGCCGCGCCGCTCCCAGGAGCTCGAGCAATACGTCCTGGAAATGTGCAACCTGGTCAAGGTCCTGGTCGAGAACAAGGACGGCTCGAAAAACTACGAATACAAGCAGGTCGGCCCGGACCACTACCGGCACGCGACGGCTTACCTTCTGTTGGCCCTGGAGCGTGTTTCGGTCTATCAGCCGGCGTTTATGTTCGGCGGGGAATCAAGGGCGCCGGCCTTCGCGCAGACCGATTACAACCCTTTCGGCTACGAGGCGCCTCGCGGCCACGGCGGCCAGGCGATCGTCGATTACAACCCATTCGGACGATAGGAGGTCAAGGATCATGGGAAGTGTTGCAAGGACCGTTTCGAAACCCTTCGAGTGGGTCGGGAAGGCATCAAGCAAGGTGTTACGACCCGTCAGCAACGTGATCGGCGGGCTCCTCAAGCCGAAGATGCCGGAGATCCCGGCCGTGACGTACACGCCCCCGGAGCCCCCGGCGGAACCCGCCGGTCCCGGGGCGAGCGCTAAAGAATCGTCGGAGGCGCAGAAGGAGCGCCTCCGGGTCCTCGCGGCGAAGGCCCGGAAAAAGACCAAGACCATGCTGACGGGAGCCCAGGGTCTCCAGGAGGCCGCCGGCGTAGTCAAGAAAAAGCTTTTAGGCGAATAAAAGGGGCGAAGTGATGCAAAACAGCGGCGAGGACATCGTCCGGCGATTCGAGAAGCTCGACGCTGAGAAAGGGACCTATAAGGCCCATATCCAGGAGATCGCGGAATACATGATCCCGGTCAAGGCTACCGTGATCTCCCAGGGTACGCTCGGCGCAAAGCGGAGCTCTCGGATCTTCGACGGCACGGCGACCAAGGCCCTCAGGATCTTCGCCAACGGACTCTATGGTCACTTGACGAGCCCCGGGGCGCCCTGGTTCGAGCTCACAACGCGGGACAAGGCCCTTGCCAGGCTTCCCCAGGTCAAGGCCTGGCTGCGGGACACGTCACAGCGGATGCGCGACATGCTCAATTCCTCGAACTTCGGCATGGCGATCCACGAGGTCTATACCGATCTCGGATGGGCGGGGACCGGGAACCTCTTCGTTACCGAGGGGACGCAGCGGCCGCTGAATTTCGTCACGTTTGCCATCGGCAAAATCTGTCTGGACGAGAACGCGGAAGGGATGGTCGATGCGGTCTATCGGCTCGAGCCCTACACGGTGCGCCAGATAATACAGGCTTGGGGCAAGAAGGCCTCGAAAACGGTCCAGGACAAGGCCACAAAGAGCCCGGACGAGAAGGTCGACGTCATCCACGCGGTCTTTCCGCGCCAGGACGTCGAGCTCTTTTACGACAAGAACAGCAAGATCCGCCGGCTCA